CGTCCATGTATCTCTCAAACTGTGCAATAGTTCTTACATCATATTCTAACCAATGTTTGATATCTTCTACCAACATACCAATAAACATATTAGGATTATTTTTCATCTCCTCTTTAGACTTGGTATTAATTTCTTTGATATGATTAATCAAATCAATTTCGTCTTGTCTTATTTGGTTATAATCAGTAGCAGTTATCATTAAGCCGCCTCCATTTCCATGTCGATTACTTCGTCAATGTTGTAAGCGTTGATGTCAACTAAATCAAGTGCAACATCTGATTCTAAGATTTCTTTCTTAGCTTCAGCTTTGCTGATTTCGTTGTTTTTTAATTTCAATAGAACGGCGTCAACAAATTTTTCAGCTTCGTCCCAATAGTAGTTTTTAACTTTAGACATAGTGTGTTTCTCCTTTATTAGTGTTTATAGTGTTCATTAGTAAATCAATAAGGTCATTATACAGGTGTTTTTTACACTTGGCAAGCCTTTTTTCTAATCTTTTTTGCATTATTTGGTGTTTCTTTTGTGTGTAATTCTTTATCATATACACATATCCTACACTAGTTCCACAGTAAAAGCAAGCACTTTTTTCGCTTTTTGGCGCTTTTTTTGAAGTTTTTTTTGAGACCAGGTCTAGGTTTTAGATGGTGCGACAATCTGCACAGCTAGGAAAGTGTTATTTCCAAGCGTTTTTGACCCATTCCATGTCGGATTCGTGAGGATTAGGCTGTCCGTGAAACACGGTTACCAACGATTCGCCATTATGTTCGAAAGTCCAGTTGCCTTTATGATATCTGGTACCAGTTCTATCGTACCATTTATATGATTGTGTCCATGCGTTAGGGAAAGACCTGGTTTCATTATGTTTCATTATGATGTCTGATATGACATTCTGGTCACCTGCCATTTTAAGCCATGTCGGTCTATCGTCCCAAAATGGTTTCCATAGCTTTCTAGTCATTGGTTCATGTTTAAATCTAAACACGCTGGAGTTGAATATCTTGGTCTGTGGATTAAAGTCATTCATACCAACAAAGTCGGCCTTTGGTTCATGTTCAAAGAAACAATCTATGTTGCCTGTAATCACTACATCTAAATCCATGTATAAGGTATCACCTGTTATACCATTATCAGGATGAAACAATTGCATTTTATTCCACCAACCTTGTAAATCATGTAAAGGAAATTGCCTTACATTTATATGGCCTTCTAATACTTTATGAGCTTTTACATTATCAGTAAAACAATAGAAGTTGTGAAGATAGGTACTATGTCTTTGTACCATATTGTACAGTTTTTGAACATAATCAAGTGAATACTTGTCACCATAACAGACACAAGCAAAGTTCTTAAAAGGTCCTTTTAAATTTGTCATATAATCAACCAATTGTATACCGCCCTCATACTCATTATTAAATACATAAATTCCATTAACATTCTTGGCCAGTCCCTATCTTTCCAACCAAAATACACCCACATGAAACAGGCGATTATACTAAAAGACCAACCAACCCATTGTGTCGCAATGTTGGCACTTGATAAAATGTAAACACTTATCATTGCCAATACAAAGCCTAGCCATCTTGCACCATTTAAATCTCTATAGTACCTTATCTTCATACTGTTTTTTAAGTGTTTCATATGCAACACCACTCCCAATTTCTTCAAGTGTAAATTGGTTTTCTACAACGCAATCTATCCACTCTTTGATAATTTGTTTATTTGGTCTCATTGGATTCTCTATTATACTTATATCTGTATTTGATACAGGCGAAGCAATATTATCTATATCTGTAAATGCTGGTATACCTAATTTAATTGCGTCAATAGCTGATAATGACATATTAGTTACCAAAGCATGAGCGCCTTTTAGTTCATCTTTTATATCTGTTCCCCACCACTCATTACCAGGTCGTGGTTTGTTTCTCATTCTGATTGGTCTGTCTGTATATTTTAATAATTTATTACCTGTTTGTGTAATCCATTCTTCTTGTGACATATGATTTTGTCTAAATGTAACAGTAGGAGATGAAGGACATAATAAAATATAACCGTCATTATTTTTCCAATCTTCTATACTTGTATCAACACCTCTATCTTTTAAATCTTCGTATCTATCACCATTACCTGGTGCCATAATTTGTGTGTGAATATGACCTTTAATAATTCTAAAGTATGTACTATCTGGTTTATGAATAATTGGATTAGGATATCTTGTAATTTGGTCTGTAATGTAACCCACATCTACATACCACCATTCTTCACCAAGTCTTTCACACTCAGCTATTTCAGGTATATTAGAACCTGCTAAACCCCAAAAGAAGTGTATATTTCTATCTTCATCTTTCCAACCTTTTTCTATATAAGGCCAAATTTGGTGAGATAAACATTGTTGCCATTTAATCTTATGTGTTACTAACATACTTCCACGCCGTTCCGTCTTCAATCTCTGACATTGTAAATTGATTTGCTAATAATGAATCTATCCATTCTTGTCTATCGCCACAATATAAAGGGTCCTTTATTTGTGATAAGTCTGTTAATGATACCGGTAAACCCATTGATTCATTAGCACAAAAGCTAGGTACACCTGACATTATAGATTCTATAACTACAGTTGATTGATATGATACTGTGCAATAGGCATTCTCTAAATCTTTTTCTAATGATACTTTACTATCTTTAGTTCTAATTTTAATTTCTTTTCTAGTATGTTTCTTTATTTCTTTTAAAGTATTCTTTTCCCAATCTCTATTAAAATAATAATATGCTCTTACATGGTCACTAGGGGGTATAAAAAGAATATAATCACCCTCGTACTGCCAAGGTTTCATATGTACAAAGGGTCTATACTTTTCTATTCTCTCATAATCAGGTTTATTCAACTTCTTAATATCTCTAATATGAAAATAGTTTTTAGTTAGTCTATATACTTTTTCACCAACTTCTCTGGATACATTATGTTTATTACCAAACAAATAAGCATGGTCAAAGAAATAAAAGTCTTGGCCATCTCTACTACATTCTTCTACTAATTGTCCTGTACCACGCAACATACCAAATACAGCAACTGGTCTTAAAAAGTTACGGTTATAATCCCACATTGTAGTTATGTATGGTTCAACACTATTACCAGGTCTTTTGTATAAATTACCTTTAGCACTTTTAACTAAAGCTCTAACAGGTATATCTGTACTTTCTCTTGTTTCAAATCCGTCTATCATATTTGTTGCTCTTTATAATATTCTAGCCATTCGTCAGCATAATCAACCTTATTGTAATCAGCAAACCAAGGACCGCCCTCTGTAAAATGGACATTCTTAACATCTTCTTTCTTTTTATATTCGCCAGCTAACCAGTTCCATTCTAATGGTAAATCACCAATTAGTTCTTCACTTTCTAACCATTTATATTGATGTAGTTCTAAACCACTTGCCTTATTTACATAATCAGGTGTAAGAGTTGTACACTTCTTACAATTCATTAACATAAAACTAGACCAGTTCTTTTTAGGATAAGCTGTTTGTATTTGACCTAAAAACTTTGTTTTCTCTTTTGGTGTATAATCATGTTTGCAAACTTGAACAGCATACTTGTCATCTCTTAAACGCCATAGTTCATTAATGTCAGCCTTCATTAACATATCGCAATCCATAAACAATGCCCAACCTTGATAATTCATAAGGTGTGGTATTATGAATCTACTAAATGAAAACTCTGTACTAGATAATGCCGTTCTTTCTCTGACAAAATCATCTTTGATATTTTCTAAGTAAATAGGTGTAATAGCAACAGGCTTACTTGAATTCTTTAATATAGAATAAGCAAGTGTGCTGAAAGCAGCCTTTTCTTTACTATCATAACCTACAAATATGTTAATCATTTTCTACCCTCTCTTAATACCATTTGATTTTCACCACTAAAGCCTTGGTTTTTTCTACTAGGTCCTTTTGTATGGTCATAATACATTCCTAAAACTGACCTTGCTTGTACATGGGCTTTCTTGTGGTCTCCAATATTATTATTCATTACATCTCTTTCTTCTTCAAATTTAATTCTTACATGGTCCCAAACAAAACTATCATGGCATTCTATTAGTTTATATATGTCATCACTATTGTACATTCTTAACATTTCATCTGCGTAATTTTGTATCTCTGGATGTTTCATATTAAAACCTAAGAAACCACATTCACTATATTGACCACCTCTACCAAGATAAGTCATCATACAATCTTCTTTATATAGTTTCTCAGCTACAACTTTTTCAGGCATAGGGTGGTAAAATACACTATCTGCGTCAACACCCATAATAAAATCATAATCACTATATTGTTTTATAGCATGACAATAACCATAAACCTTATAACTAAATCTAACTGCGTCTTGTAAGAAATCTTTTACTGGTCTATGTTTGTTTCTTTCTACAAACTTTTTTAAATCTGGTATTGCGTCATACATACCATCATCTTCATTATAGACAGTATAAGGCCATGACCAATTATAAGTTGCCTCAAATCTATGGGCATACTCTTTGTATAGTTTATCATTCCAAGTTGTAATTGTTAGTAGTTTCATATTTGTACCTTATATACTTTTTTCCATACTGCAAAGTTTAATATAATAAACAATTCTTTTTGAGCATAGAGACCAATAGATTTTTTATCTCTTTTTGTTTTATCCTGAAATTCTTTATTGTTTAGATATTTATTTTCAATGTCATCATTAGTATATTCAAATAAATCTTGCAACTCTTTATCTTTTAATATCTCTCTTATATAATCTTTTAACACACCATTATTTGGAGCTGGTTTAAGTTTAGTGCCTACTATTATTTCATCTGTAGGAAAACGCCAACCTGTTTTTACATGATTTAATATCTCATCTGGCAATCTATTTCTAAAAGCTTGTTTTTGTAATAACTTATTATCGTGCAATGGGTTTTTAATAAACTCTGGTGGTGATTTTAATTTACCAGGTATTGCTCTAACATAATCTCTAATACACTTATTCATGTATGGAAATCTACCCTCCATACTAAATGCCATTCCTAACTTATCATTTCTAATTAAAAAGTCTTCAGCTAAGGCATTTAAACTTTCAATATATAAAAAATCATTTAAACTATCACCTGTCATAGGTGTTGTAGGTAACCAATCATACAAATAGTCCATCATATCTTCGACACTACATTGTATTTCTGGATTTTTTAGTTTTCTATTGTGCATAGATAAACCACCTAACTTTCTTTTCCAATCAGGCTTTGTGTGATGTTTATAACCAGCAAACAATTCATCACCGCCGTCACCAGATAATGTAACTGTTATATTGTTTTGTGCTATAAACTTGTTTGTATTATAATATGTGGGAAAAGATTTACCTTGTCTTGGTTCTTCTAACGCATAAAAGGTATCTTCTAATGCGTCAACATAATCTTGTTGTGTTTGATTTACTGTATTGTTAAACACTTCAAATTTTTCTGCAATAATTTTTGCTAAATTACTATCATCATTTAATCTACTATTAGGGTCAAGTAATTCAAATTCAGAGGTAAAGGTATTTGGTTTTACCCCTAACTCTTTCATCTCATAAAGTATGGATGTGCTGTCGATACCACCTGATAAAAATAAACCAATATTTCTTCTACCCATTAAGGTCTGTTTTACAGCCTGATTTACTCTATCTCTTATTTCGTGTGTGTGATGATATTCATACTGGTAATTGTTTAAGTTTCTTTGATTGATTACATTACTTTCAATTACATCATAAGTTCTAACTTCACCTGGTACTAATTTCTGTATGCCTTCAAATAGTGTTAGATAACCTGAATTGTAACCTGCTTTTTGATAATGTGCAAATGCTGATTTACATAACTTACTTTCAAAACCTATTTCTAGTAATGCTTTGATTTCGGAAGAAAAACAAATATTATAATCTTTATCAAAACCATAATAAACAGGTTTTGTGCCATTTGAATCTCTAGCTAATAGTAATTGTTTTTCTCTTTTAAAATAGATTGCAAGGCCAAACATACCATCTAGTTTATCTAAAAAGGTGTCACCATACTTTTCAACACCTCTTGCAATAACTTCGGTATCTGTATTAGTTGTTAGTTCAAACTCAGCACCTAGTTCTTTATAGTTATAGATTTCACCATTGAATACTATGATTAAATTGTTATGGTTCCAAGGTTGTAGTGATTCAGTTGGTTCATCTACAATAGATAATAGATTATGACCTAGTGTTACAAACTCATCATGCCATGTTCCACGGCCGTCTGGTCCTCTATGGTGTGACTTTGCCACCATATTCATAACCATACTCACATCTTTTTTAAATATACCATGTATAGCACACATAATTTAATCCTTCACAAAAATAGTATCTTTTTTACTTCTACTTACTTCTTGGTAGCCTAATCCACCTAATATGTTTTTACATATAATTTTGTAAGTTTGTTCTTCTTCATCTCTAGTTGGCAGTTCAATACAAATAACTGGACTATGTTCTTCTAATATTCTTTTTGCACCAAGTAAAACTTCTTTTTCATGTTGTTGTACATCAATCTTAATTAGACCAACTTTACCTGCATACTTTGGCATAAGTTCGTGGTAATAATTATCTAACATCATCATATCAACATAATCTACAACTTTTGCATTTTCACCTATAGGTGTAATTCTCATATCACCACATGAGGTACTAGTATTATATAGTTTTACATTTTCATCTTGTTTATCTGATAAGGCGACTTGTTCTAATTGATAATTTTTTATACCTTCTAAGTTCTTTTGACAATGTTCCCAATTTTCTCTACTTGGTTCAAATGCCCAAACAAATTTAAATTTTTCACATAAAGGTCTTGTCCATAAACCTACATTAGCACCAATGTCAATAGCTATGTCCCAATCTTTAACAAAATTTAATGCGTTATTTCTTTGTTTACTTTGATAACCCCTATCATCTTTAATTTCTCCTAGTAAATGTTTGTCCCAATCTGGAATAGACCAATTCATCTCGCCTGTGCTCCTCTTACATCTCTTTTACATTTTATACAAGGAGAATTAGGATACCATTCTGCTTTTGTAATTCTATCTCTAAACGCTGTGTAAAATTTACTAGTATAATTTTCAAATAAATCAGGTTCTTTTTCTAAATTGCCTACTTCCCATTTAGTATGTAATTCTGGTGTTAACATATCACAACAAGCTGTCATACTACCATTATAGTCTATGTACACACCTTTATTCATACTTGTACAAGGTTGTGTTCTTGTATAGTTTGTATCTAATACTGTGCCTGCTCTATTTACACCATTGTTCCAATAATTTCTTGCGTGTATTTTACCTTTAAATCTATCTGGTAATTTATGTATAATCCATTCTTTATTTTGTTGGCCTTCTTTTTCTATTCTAGGTGCTCCTAATTTATCACATATTTTATTAATTCTTTTAAACACCTCGTCTTCGTCAAATGATGTGGCACCGTTTTTCATGTATGCTTGAAAGGCAAAATTACTAACACCAGCTTCTAGTAATTGCTGATGATATTCTTTATTCATATAATCTGAATTAGTATTAAGACTTATATCTGCATTTGGTAAGTAACTTCTAGCAATCTTAATTTTTTCTATGATATATTTTTTGTGAGATGTTGGTTCGTGATATCTACTAAAATCTAAACGACCATCAAAATTAATAGAAGCTAATTGTTTTATAATATTTTCATATACTTCATCTTTCATAAAAATAGTGTTTTTCATATCTCGTCTATTCACACTATCTAACGATAAAGGACAAAATGTACAAGTTCTATTACAATAGTTATGCGTACCTATTTCAACAGAGGTAATGTTCTTTTTAAATAATTGTGCTGATTCTTTATTGGTCATCTTTGAGTTTGTCTATGTATGATTCAAACTCTAAAGCTGGCATTGGCTTACTAATCCACTCTTGTTTACCAAAATCTTCTTTAGGATTGTTAATGGGTTCAATTATTTTGTATAACATATATCTTCTTGTACCTGCACCAGTAGGTGGTATTTCTTGATGAAAACAATGATATTCTTTACCTAATTGTTTTACTTTATCTAATATTCTTAATAATGTTTGCATTAATTATCCTTTTTCATTACGACTAAATTTAAAATTTGTCTGTTTAATTGTGAAGTAACTTCGGTAACACCGTGCCAACCATCTTCGGTATTTTTAAATAATAAAGATGTATTGCCATCATTTCTATATTGTTGTTTGTGTGCAAAATCCTTAGGTTCTGGATTCATTTGTTCTACTAGTTTACCTTTATAGAATACAGTTTGACCACCACACTTATCGTTCCAACCGTCTGGCATGAAGTAAATAAGATGACTACCTAATTTACCAGGAGTATCTACATGAGGTGATACATCTCGTCCATCTTTTCCGATATGCCAATCAAGTCTATATTTAAAATTATTACCTGGTATTTGTAGTGTTTCTTTTATCCAATCTGAATATTCTTTACTGTATAAAAGTTTTTGTGAAAAATCGTCCCATATTTCAGGTAATTGATTTCTTTCTACCATGTATTGGTCAAATAATGGACTATCTTCCCATGGTGTGTAACAAAAAAATAATCTAATATGTTGTCTTTGTCCATGTTTTCTAGGTGTTTCATGGCCTTCTTTTTTAAATAAACTTTCAGGCGGCCATTCTTCTCTTAAATCTTCCCAATCTTTTACAAAACCATTAATAAATTTATGTGGTGTATAACCATCAGTTGTCATTAATGTATCTGGAATATTAATCATCTAGGTATCTCTGTGTGTGGTATATGTAACCTACTTCTAATCTTTGCCTTATCTTCTCGTTCGGTTACATAATATCCTTCGATATGTGTATAACCTTTTTCTCTAGCCCAATATACTCTTTTATGGCCAGTTTGTACATATAAACCTGGTCTTACATCACCATTAGCTTTTAAATGTTGTGGAGTTTTGCCTCTTTTTAATCTTTCTTGTACCCATTCTTCCGTATGAGGCGATACTGTTATAGGGTAAATCATACCATGTTTCTCAAAACTTTCCCAATAATTAAACTCATCCATTCTATTTTTCAACCACTCATTGGTTGGCATTAAGATAAGTTCGTCTAAATCAAATTCTATAATGGTTTCAGATATACTATCAGGTTTTTTATTTGCATTTAATACTATTCTCATAACCAACCTTTTGTATAAAATAACTATCTGCAATATCAGAAACAGGATTACCAACTTTGTCTGTAGCTAAAATAGATTTCACATCAATGTTTGTTTCAGCTACAAATGCGTTATACATCATTTCTTTGTCCGCATTTCCTTTTCCCGTAGCGCCTTTTTTGACAACGCTAGGGACAACCGTGCCATAAGGTATTTGTTCTTCTTGTAATCTGTATTTGAGTATGCCACAGTTTTCGGCAATTTGATATATGCCTTGACCTTTTGAACCAAAGGAGTAACCCTCAATATATACCAAAGGGTTAATGAGTGGACCAATAATATCCAATGCAAAGTCAGATATATATTTAAATCTTTCAATAGGGTCTTTCCATTCTTTATGTTCATAACCAATAATCTCCTCACTCATCATTCCTATATACTTCTTTTTAGAAGTTAAATAATAAAACATTAAACCTGCGTCACCATCTATATTTACACAAATGGCAGGACTAGTTAAACTATAATCAATTCCAATTATCGTCTTCGTTACTGTCTTCGCTGTCGTTTGTCCAGACTTCTTGTTCGTCTTCTTCATTTTCTACCTCATATCCACAAAATGGGCAAGTTAGAGGTTCTAAATCTTGTTCCTCAATATCCCATACTATGGTATATTTAGTTTCACAGGACGAACAGTTTTTTTGTCTTTTCTCAGCCATTATAGTTTAAATTGTTTAAATTGGTCTTTTTTAACATCTTGCTTAATACCACCAATTACATATGATTCAATTTCTGTTTCTTGTGGTGCATTTTGTGTACCCTTTGAATTCAACCAATGGTCTACCCACGGAAGTGGATTTGTTTTTTGGTCGTATTGTGGCGTAAGGCCTATGCTTTTCATTCTTCGATTTGCCATATATTCTACAAATTGGTGTAACAGTTTTTCTGATAACCCAATCATACTTCCTTTGGAAAATAGATATGTTGCCCACCGTTTCTCCTCATTTAATGCGTCATCATACATCTTATATAGGTCTTTCTCACATTCTTTTCTAATCTTTAACATATCTTTATCATCATTACGGTCATGCCAGTTGTTAATGATAGTTTGTGACATTGCAAGGTGTTGACTTTCATCTCTTGCAATAAAAGAAATAATCTTAGCAGAACCTTCTAACATTTTAAGTTCACCAAATGCAAAGCTACAAGCAAACGATACATAGAATCTAAGACCCTCTAATATGTTTACTGTACACATAGCAAGATACATTTTCTTTTTAAGTTCGTATAAGTCAACTTTAGACTTATCTAAATGCCATCTATAACCCATATCAATTAATTCATCATATGCTTTTGTAACTGAGGCACTTCTAGCTTCAATCTTTTCATCATGTATAATAGTGTCAAATACTTCATTTGGATTAGAATATAAATTCTTTATAATGTATGTATAACTTCTACTATGGATTGTTTCTATGAAATCCCATGTAATAATACAACCCTCTAATTCAGGATTAGATACAAATGGTAAAAATGCCAAACACGGACCTCTACCTTGTACACTATCTAACATAGTTTGATACTTTAAGTTAGATGTAAATATAAATTTCTGTTGTTCATTTAAGTTTAGATAGTCGTTTCTATCTTTCTGCAATGATACTTCTTCAGGTCTCCAGAAATAACCTAATTGTTGCTGGTTTAGTTTATCAAATATAGGATACTTCATATCACTATATTGTTGGACTTGTAAGTCTTCACCAAAAAACATTGGTTGTTTCGTCACATCTAGTCCTTTATCTCTGTTAAATACATTCTTTGCCATTATTCTTTTCTCTCCTCTAAATCATAAAAAAACTTGTCGTCATCACCAGCTGTCCACTTTTGTTCACTTTCTACACTATACTCCTGCGTGGACACATTAAAGTCTGGAAACTTTAACTCACTAGGTGTATAACTCTTATCATAAAATATTACTCTGTTGTTCGGTTGAGCCGCAAAATAACCATTTTCTAATTTCAATATGTTAAATGACTTATGTTGACTTGGTACTTCACTATAAGTCACATTTCTTTCTAAGTTCGTACTATTCGCATTATCTATTGTAAACATATACCAACCTTTGTACCAATTTCTGTTTGGTGACAAATATTTACATTGATTGCCAGATAACATTTGTTTTTCAATAACTGCAATATCATAACTAAAACAATCCCATAACTGTAACTCTGTTAAAGGGACTTCTCCTTCATAATCCTTTTTCCATACAAATGCACTTATTGGTAACTTATCATACAGAGCACCATACTCTGGTATATAAGTTTCAAAGTAAAGTGCTCTACCTTGAATTGATTTCGCTGTTACCCAAATGCCCTCGACTAGTTCGCCGTGACCTTTGTTACCATCATATAGATACTCTTTCTTAACATACACATCAACATGAGGTGTATTGACACACAAATATGCCATAATGTTACCTTTCTATATTGTACAGCTATCGCAATCTTCGTCTTCTAATTTATTACTTAAAATTTCAGAGCCGTAGTTTTGCAATGGTTTATTTTCTTCTACTTCGTCTTTCCAACCAACAGGATGTGCTGGTTCATCAATATCATTTTTCGAGTCATATGTATTCTGATAATATGAAGTCTTCCAACCGTATTTGTATGTGTTCAATAAGTCTTGAACCATCACAGATACAGGTACTTGATTATCTTCGTAATTTTCAGGATTATATGACCAGTTACCAGATATAGCTTGGTCAAAATACTTTTGCATTACTGCAACGATATTTATATATCCTTGATTGTCTTGCATATCCCACAATAAAGTATAATTATTTTTTAATGTAGAATACATTGGCACGATTTGTTTAAGAGTTCCTTTTTTAGACTTCTTAATACTTAAATAATCTCTAGGTGGCTCAATGCCGTTGGTGGCATTGGACACAACACTAGAAGATTCAGATGGCATTTGAGCTGAAAGTGTGCTATGTCGCAGCCCATGTGTTTTGATTTGAGTTCTTAACCATTCCCAATCGTAGGTGAGTTTTCGTTTAACGAGTTCATCTACTTCAGGTTTGTAAGTATCAATCGGGAGGATACCATCTGAATATTTTGTTCTATCAAAAAATTCGTTCTTACCTTTTTCTTGTGCAAGTACATTTGAATGTTTTAATAGATAGAATTGGAAGGCTTCAGTTAGTTCATCTACTAACTTCCATGCCTGTTTATCTGAATATTTAAGTTTGTTTTTAGCAATATAATGTGCAAGACCAATATAACCAATACCTAAACTTCTTCTCGCTTTAGTAGAAATCTCGGCAGCTTTAACAGGATAAAGTTGATGGTCAATAATCTCATCTAAACTTCTTACTGCAAGTTCACATAATGGTTCTAGTTCTTCAACATTATTAATTTTACCAACATTGATTGCACTTAAAATACATAAAGCAATCTCACCTGCACCATCAATATGTTGAATAGGGTCAGTTGGTAATGTAATTTCTTGGCATAAATTTGACATTGTAACTCTGTCTTTAAAACTAGAGTGAGTATTACAATGGTCGATATTCATTATGTAGATACGGCCTGTTTCTGCTCTTTCTTTGAGCATATCCATGATAAGTGTTTGTGCGTTGACTTTTGTTTTTGAAACACTTGTTTTTCTTTCGGCGACTTTATATACTTCGTCAAATGATTCAGTACCCCATGCTTCGTACAATTCTGGCACTTCATGTGGGCTGAACAAGGTGATGTCTTCATTATTAATAAACCTTTCATAAAATAATTTACATAACTGAATTGAGTAATCTAATTTTCTAACTCTGTTATCTTCCGTTCCTTTATTGTTCTTTAAAACAATAATGTCTTCTATTTCTTTGTGCCAAATAGGGAAGTGAACCGTTGCACTCCCTCCACGAACACCGTTTTGAGTACAG